TGGGATCAGTTACGAATGGATGGAGAAATGTTTATTCAAATGACTTAAATTTATCTAACATGAACGGTGATTCAAATGATATTGATGGAACAAATGGATCATGGACTATTCAAGAAGGAAAAGATGACCTATTCTTAATAAATAGATTGACTGGTAAAAAATATAAGTTTAATCTTACAGAGGTATCCTAGATGGCTTTTTATGTTACAGATGGAACAACTGCAAGACATCAAAATACAGGTGTAGTTTTTAGTGAAGGAAAAATAAATTCAGCAACCTCACATGTAGATATAAGATATGATCAGGCAAGAACTGCTGGATATGGATATTTTACATTAGATTTAACTGGTATTAGATGTGATAGTAAGGAATTTGTACTACGTGGATTGTCTGCTGCCAATACACCTGTAAATGGTGGTTCTTATCAGGGATACTTTGGACATGGAGAGAGTGCTGCATCACTTGCAACTACAGGTACGAGTGCTAATTTTAATGATGGTGCTTATTTTCGTTTAAGTGCGGGTCGTAACGGTTCTTCTAGTAATAGATATCTTGGAAATTTTAGGGTTTTCATCACATATCCTGTAGATTCATCAATCACAGCTCTAAATGGTTCTCGTCCAAATATTTGGTGGCACGGAACTATGAGACTTGCCGGCACTAATGCAACACATATTGCGGGTGGTGGAACACATACTGGATCTATAGATTATGGTATCAGGATTGGCACTGACGATGGATCAACAAATTGGAATAGAGGTTCATATCTCCTTACCGGATATAAAGAAGGTGGTCAGTTCTAGGTAAGAATCTATACCTGATCTTTAAACCCAACAAAGGTATTCTACTCATATATTAAGATTTCGTCAACCCCTTGACAAATAATTCGATGAGGGTTATAGTCTAAACATCTTCATAATCCTTGTGTCTTTGGGAATGAAGATCCTTTCTGTGGTGAGAAAGGTAGTTGGTGAGAGATTAGGGAGGTCTTCCTCCCTTTTCTTTTATAATTAAAAGAGTATTATGTTTAAAACTTTAGTTAATATGAAATTTTCTGTTTATTCAAAAAGTAATTGTCCCTATTGCTATAAAATCAAACAGGTGTTAGAATTAACAGGTAGTGACTTTACAGTTTACACTTTAGATGAGGATTTTAATAAAAAAGAATTCTATTCTCAATTCGGTGAAGGATCGACATTTCCACAGGTAAAGTGTAATGAAGAAAATTTAGGAGGATGCGTTGACACAATCAAATTCCTCAAAGAACACCAAATCGTCTGAAGAGGGCATAAATAAACCTACAGACCACTTTAATCGTGGTATTGAATTCGTCCTTAACGGAGGTAAAAAGGAGCAACCAAAAACATTTTATATCATTTTAGATAAGATAGTATGCTTCTTTAAACGAGAGGTAAACATCTATTTTGAATTTTCTTTAAAAATAAAGAAAATTAAGTAGTTTCTCGGAGTAGGACAATGTTAGCAGTAAGTTTAGTTTTCGGTTCATTTATAACCGTTCTCTTTTTAATCGTAGGTGTTATTGGTGGATGGGTTGCTCGGGAATATCTGATGAACTATCAAGATGCTCCAAGATTACATCCAGAATTTTTTGACGAACATGGTAATGTTGTTCCTGATGAAGTTTTAGCTCTTCGTTTTGAAGAAGGATTCTTTTCATCAGATGAATCAGAAGAAGACGAGGATTAATTCCTCAATATATTTTTATTAATTATAAGTTATGCCCGCAGCAAAATCAAAATCAACTGCTATCACTGAATTGGCAGTCAATCCCTTTGCATTTGAAGTTCTTCAACTTACATCAAAGCAAAGATCAAAAGCAAAAAAAGTAGAAGTTCTTAAAAAGTACGAACATCCATCACTTAAAGCACTCTTCATCTGGAACTTCGATGAGAGCCTAGTCTCTGCCCTTCCAGCAGGCGAAGTACCTTATGCCAGTGTGGGAGAGCAGAATTCTTTTAGCGGAACTGTCACAGGCAATATCAACGATGCAGTTGGTATGATGAGTGAACTTGGATCAAACTCTCTTGGTTCACAAGATCAAGGACGTTCATCTATCCGTAAAGAATATCAAAAGTTTTACAACTTTATTCGTGGTGGAAATGATTCACTGAGTTCTCTTCGTAGAGAAACCATGTTTATCAATCTTCTTCAAGGTTTACATCCCCTAGAAGCAGAAATTGTTTGCCTCGTAAAGGATAAGAAGTTGGATGATAAGTATAAAATCACCAAAGAAATCGTAAGTCAGGCATACTCTGACATTAAATGGGGTGGACGCGGTTGATATGAAAATTTTACATCAAGATTGTGATCCCACACTGGGAGAGGATCGTTCTCTCCCTACTAATGCTTTTTTAATCGAATATCTTCAAGATGGATTAACTAAGTTTGATATCGTAATTGCTGCTAAGAAGGTAGATATTTTCGATCATTACTATGATAACTATCGTGGTGATTTTAAAAATATGACTCAGGCACAGGGAAGAATCAATCCCAAATTGTGGGGAAATAAACCTAAGAAAGAATCGAAGAAAAAATGAGTGAAGAATCTATTCCACTAAACGTCAACATCGATCCCGATGAGATGAAGAAGGTGATAAAAAAATATAAAAAACTAAAGAAGTATATGAAATCTTCAATATTTGAAATCAAAAAGATGGATGATAATGAAGAAGTAATCAGTAAACTACTGAAAGGTGTCGAAGATCTTGCTGATGACGCTGAAACCAAAACCGACCTTTAATTCCAAATATCGGGGTAAAAAATCCCGGCAAAATTTTTGACTTCTTAAGATTTTATAAAACTGTAACATATGTCACATTAAGACTTGACTAGATAGTACATAAGAGTTATAATACTCTCATACGTTCATCCCGCTCTTGGGTGGGACGCAAGTAAGTCGCGGAACGGAGCGTTCATCCCATGATTGATTTATTATTATACTCGACTCTCGCTTGTGAAGATACCGTTGCCATCATACAACGTGTTAAAGCACAGGAAGATATGTCGAGTATTGTCAAAAATGAAATCATATTGACCCTTCAGGAGGCAACTCCTGAATGTCCTTGGGACGCAAACGACTGAAGGAACGGGGATTAAACCACCCTTTCTTTTAGGAGACCTACTATGAACACCCTAAATCTGATTCGCAAGCAGATCCAAAAGGCATCTGCGATTCACGACGCACAAATTACCCACACTGCTTATCGTGGTGTTGAGTATGACACACGTTGTGTAGAATCCAAAGAAACCCATGGTACTTTCTGCTACCGTGGCAAAACCTACGCAAAGTGATGCAGTCTCTACAAATCGTGGGATTTAGTTCCCTTGGTTGTATAGCACTACTATCATTGCTTTACGGAGAAATACTTCTTATAAAAAAGAGGTAATATTAAGAGAGGTTACATCAACCTCTCTTTTTTTGTAAATTTGTAAATTATTCACAATAGTTCACTACGTTACATAAACTTTACTAGATATAATAGAGGTGGAGATGCTTATGAGCTGAAAACCTATCTTTTATTATATGTTCAATTGCTGAGGTGAATTATGCATAATATTATTTCTCGCAACCAATTAGCAGAATGGAATCATTTTGAGAGAACTCTAGATCGTTGTACCGAAGAATTAGACTTGGTAAATGATTACTTTGGCTGTTTAATAGAATGCGATGAAGATCAGTCCACATGCAAACGTATTTGTAAAGACCTACTAGAATAAATTTAATTAAAATAAGTAATGGGGGTTGGTCGCCCCCTTTTTTTATGCTATAATGATTGAAACATCTTTTTTTCATGGATAGAGAACGTTTAAAACTTATTGTCCGCAATCTGGAACTTTTGGTTGACGGACTCAAGGCAGAAGTATATTCTGATGTTGATGCATATAAACCTTCCCCAATGGATTATGCCGAAGTGTCACAACATATACGTGATTACGACGAAATTTTTAACGACGATGATGGTTATCCCGACTGATTATGACTGTAAAACTTATTAGTGTAACTCCCGATGCGGAGAAAATGATGGCATACGTTGCTCGTGTGTCAAATCCCAATAACCAGGAAAACCCAAACTATGCAAAACTGTTGGGTTACTCTATTAAGCACAACCACTGGTCTGTGTTTGAGCAGGCATTTATGACTCTTGAGTTGGAAACTACCAGAGGTGTGGCAGCTCAAGTGCTTCGTCATAGAAGTTTCACATATCAAGAATTTTCACAACGGTATGCTGACAGTTCTATGTTGGCAGAACGTATTCCTCTCCCAGAACTTCGCAGACAG